CTTTCCTATTGCGTCTGCCGCCTTCCAAGTTGTGGCAACCCAATTAAAAAATGTAACGAATGGATTACCCATTACGAACCCCACCTAACATCTGATTTAACTTGAGTAGCAAATTCAAAACCCTTGTCACCTGAACTAAATGCTTGTTGCGATTCATCTGTAAAATGTCTGCCTTTTGTAAGATTCCAATTTGCCCAATGAGAAGCTACAGTCATGCTTAAGCCAGAATTATCAATATTTTCCGATATTGCTACATTTCTTATTTGACCAGTAAAATAATTTATAGCACCAACAATAGTTTCATTATTATCAAAATAAGCTAGATAGATATCTACTGTTTTATCTGTAAAAGCACCATCTTGAACCAAAGACCTAACCTGATCTGTAATATTAGAAAAACCTAAATTAATTTCATCAACTTGTAATTGACCTGTTTCTGTAACTGAATCAACAGTGAGAAAAGATCCACCAGCCTCATAGCTATTAGAATCATAAGTAACATTAGAATACCAATCAGTTAATCTAATAGTAGATGATAAATTAAGCTCAACTAAGAAAGCTGTTTTAGTTGCTGTTGATGATACTTGAGTTTGTAAAGCAGTAGATAAACTTCTAGGCATTAGATTATGACCTCTCTAACATCAAATGAAATACTGTAAAAACCACTAGCATCTGTTGAATACATGATTTCATTGTTTTCTAAATAAACAGTAAAACTTGGTTTGTTTACAGTAACAGCTTCATTATCTGCTAGAGAAGAAACGAGGTTAGGAGATATGGTTACTGTTACCGCACCACCTGAAGCATTAGCATCTTCAGATACCATGTAAACCTTAGAATGATTTGCAAACTTAATATAATCACCAGCTTTTAATGCACCTGTAGTTTGCGAAAATCCATCCATAGCTATAGTGTTATCACCTGCTGAATGAACACCTGCAACTAATATATCTGTTTCTGATTTGCTTGCACCCAGGTTATCTAGTGGTGCAACTATAGTAAAGTCTCCTGAAGAGCCTTTTTGTTTTTGTAAAAATGCAAATACCTCTTGAGCCTTGTCTTGTTGTAGGGGTGGCATTGCAACTGTGAAAGAGAAATATTGAGATCCTATTTGTCTGACTTGTTTTTTACCAGATAAAGTTTGGTTTACTAAGGTAGGTCTATTATCTTGAAAATTTAAAGATCTAAAATTTGGAGATGTTGGAAATTGTCCTGGCATTATACAACTCCCATCTTGCCTTGATTATTCATGGCATTATTTATAATTGATGTTATTAATCCTTTTCTTGATGCTAATAACTGGTCAAATCCAGCAGCATCTACTGTTGATATATTAAAGTTGACTGTAGCTCCCATGCCTTGACCTTTAGTATGGTCAATAACAGTTTCGTTGGGATGTAATATAGCTGGGAATCCACCTTTGCCATCTACACCACCTGTTCTTGATCCAAGACCTGTAAAACCACCACCAGCAAAACTATCAAACAAAGTATCATTATCAGTTAATTTGTTATAGTCCATGTTGCTTTTAATATCTGTAAAACTTTGACCTATAGAGCCAAACATTCTATCTATTATTAATTTTTGAACTGCTATTCTAATTAACTCTCTTACTATAGATGTAGCATAATCTTTAAATGATGCTTTTCCTTTTTCTAGGAAATCCATAGTTAATTGAGTAACGCCATCATAAGATTTTTTAAATACACCTTGCATTTCTTCTTGCATAGTTTTAATACCAGTAAAGAAATCTTTGTAACCTTTTTCAGCATCCATTAAAAATTTTTCTAGTGCTGTTAATTGTGTAAATCCAGTACCCTGCTCTCCTTGTTGATCTTCAGGTTTTCCAAATATAAAATCCATAAGGCTGGGTACTTCATAGTCTGTATCTCCCACAACTCTATCTCTAATTCTTTTTCTTGCTTCTGCTATTTTTTCAACAGACTCATTAATATCTCCTCCTATAGCATCAGTATCAAAAAGCTCAACTTTACCAATACCAAGCCTTTCAGCTACATTTGGCATTTTATCTATAGCACTATTAAACAAGCCTAATATCATATTAAGACCACTTGCTATAGATTTAATTACAGCAAAACCAGTTAATTCTTTTATGCCTTGCTTGAATGTTTCAAAAGCAATTAAACCTTTATCAATAAAATTAGGAATTGTTACATCAAATACTTCTCTAAAATCATTATATATTTCTTGTCTAAACACATAAGCTGCCATTATTAACGTAGTAAATGCTGTTAATAATAAACCAAGTGGATTTGCTAATATTGCTTTACTCATGGTTTTAATAGCTAAAGTAACCCCAGCTATTGCTGGTATTAATAAAGCATCTAAGTTTTGTGCAACAAAATTAATTCCACTAGCTAGTTTTGAAAATCCTTGAGTAGATTCCTGTATATCACCAATCATAAATTGAAAATTATTTCTCAGAGCAACACCTGCTTGTCCCAATGTCATGGGCATGTTTTTAATCAACTCATTGGTTTCATCAATCCCTGCAATAAGAATTGGCATAACAGTTTCTGCTGTTAGCTTACCAGCATGACCAAACTCTCTAAGCTCGCCAACTGTCATATTAAGACCATCGGCTAACATCTTGGTAAGAATTGTGTTGTTTTCCATTACTGATCTAAGCTCATCACCTCTTAAAGCACCTGAAGCTAAACCCTGTGCCAACTGTCTAGCAGAGTTATTTGCCTCTTGAGCATGAGAACCAGCAATAATAAAAGTATTAGCTACCATTTGTGTAGCATCGGCAACATCCTTTTGAGTTGCTCCTAAATGCTCTGTAGCTAAAGAAAGTCTTGTAAATAACATAGCCACAGCATCAAAATCAGATCTTGAATCTAATGCTATTCTCTTCATGTGATTCATAGCAGCAGCAGTTTCTTCAGCACTTCCAGTAAATGCATCCATTCTGTTTTTTACGCCAATCATTACGTTGGCAGCCTCTACTAATTCTCTTACAGAAAAAGCAGCAGCTAATGTTTGTCCTAATTGACTTACAACATTATTTACACCACCAATATCTTTTTTGAATCTATTTAAGGCAGCAGCAGACTTATTATTAGCTAATAATTCAATTCTAAATGCTTGTTTACCTAGAGCTGCCATTTCTTTCTTCCTTTATTTCAAGATAAGCTAACCATCCTTGAAACTCCTCAACTGTCATTTGCTCAATTTCAGCTAAAGTTTTGTTTAGTTTTTCAGCTAGTGCATATTTGATGTATAGCTGCTTATCTTCTATTACTTTTTTTTAACTTCTTCCTGCGAAACATTGTTCATCATTTCGCTTGATACTCTAATTAATATATCTCTATCTACCCTCTCCAATAAGGTTTTCTTATCAGCGATAGTAAATAACTTTTCACCAGCTTCATCTAATGCTTTGTAAATCAAAACATAGGCTAAAAGCTGTACGTCATCATCTTTAGCTAGATTCATAAATTTAGAAGTCTCTGAAAGAGTGATTGGCTTACAGTAAATCTTTAAAGGATTATCTGCATCTTCACCCCACTCAGGGACTTCTATAATTTTAGTTTCCAGACCATCAAAATGCTTCTTTGCGTTATCTATTGCTGACATAGTTCTATGCTGTTGCTAATGTTAAAGCACCTGTTCCTTGAACAGAAATACTAGCTTCAACCAATCCATCAAATGATGCACTTCTTGTAACACCAGTCACAATAGCTGTACCTGAGTAGTACTTTGCAGACGAAGCTGTACCCTCTGGGTAGAACTTAATTGTCACACTTGTACCTACAGTTAAAGCTATTTGTGCTGTATCTGTTTCATCCCAATACACATCTAAAGTTCCTGAGAAGGATGTTAATGATGCTAAATGTGTTCTAGCAGCATCACCCATAGATGTAGTTTCAAGAGTATCAGCAGTCTCTTCGACAGAATAAGACCTAATTTCAGCTACAGGATCAGTTCCAACGTGGACTGTACCCTCACTTCCTTTATGTATCGCCATTTTCTTTTACCTCGTTTTTATTTTTTTTTGAAGAAGATTTAATTGTTTGGGCTGCTTCTTCTTTCCAACCCATATTCAAAAATGACTCAACCTTTGACGGATGAGCATCTATAGAAATATTGCCATTCGGACTAATCATTTTCATAATTTGCCTCCTTTATAATGCTACGTCTGGATTTTTTTCCTTGACATAGTAGTTAGTTAGAAAGGTTAAACTCACATACCCTAGTGGTTTTTCACCTTCCGCGTTAAATTCAATTTCGGTAGATTCTAAATAAGTATCTTTGGCTAATCCGCCAAGTGTTCTATCAGCAGCAATAGCTTGTTCAACTTCCTTACTAATTGTGTCTATAGTATCGTCAAAGTTGTTTACATCCTTTGCATAGCCCTCTACTACAACACTTAAGTCTCTACTCATTAATCTATCTGTACCAATTACTATTGGCTCAGATGTTTCAGATTTTGTATAAATAACCAAAGCTGGCACTGTTTCTAGTGGATAAACTCTGGATTGATATACTCTTGTCGCAGTTGTTGATAAATTGTTTAAAGTAGTACCAAAGTATTCACGCACTTGTTGTCTTACATGATTTGCCACTATATTTTCTCCAACATCAATGCTGAAAAACCAGTTCTATCCGACTGGATATTAACAACAGTATAATTTTGTGCTGCTTTTAAGATGTTTCCATC